TGTGGCCGTGTTCACAGTGCGCGGCAACGTGGTCGAGCTATTCCGCATCGGCGGGGCCGACCAATGCTGGTTTGTTCGCTTTCTTCGGAGGTCCACGTGAGCATCTTGCGACAAGGCATGATCGGGGCGGAGGTGCACGAGCTGCAGCGCCTGTTGATCGCTAACGGCTTCAACGCCCCCGATTCCTGTGTGTACTGTGAGGACACCGCCGCAGCGGTGCGCGCCGTACAGAAGCGCTTTGGCCTGGTGGTCGATGGCATTGCCGGCCCCAAGACCCTCGCAGCCCTGCAGGCAGGCGTGCGCAACAGCCGGCACCTGACGGCGGCAGACCTGCAAATGGCGGCGGACACGCTCAACGTGCCTCTGGCGGCCGTGCGCGCAGTCAATGAGGTGGAGAGCCTAGGCAGCGGCTTTCTGCCTGACGGGCGCCCGGTGATTCTGTTTGAGCGCCATGTCATGTACGACCAGCTCAAGAAAGCCGGCAAAGACGCCGACGCGCTGGCGCTGCAGTTCCCAAACGTGGTCAACAAGGTGCGGGGCGGCTATGCCGGCAAGGCAGCGGAATACATGCGCCTGGCGCAAGCCATCCAGATTGACGAGGTATGCGCCCTGTCTTCCGCGAGCTGGGGGCTGTTCCAGGTCATGGGCTACCACGCGCGCCGCCTGGACTATCACGACGTGCAGGAATTCGTGGCGGCCATGCGCACCAGCGAGGGAGCGCAGCTGGAGGCCTTCGTACGCTTCATCGCTGCGGATCCTGCCCTGCAGAAAGCCCTGGCTGGAGGGAAGTGGGCGGTCTTCGCCGGCGGCTACAACGGCCCGGCCTACAAAGCCAATCTGTACGACGTGAAGCTGGAGCGAGCGTTCACCCGCTACCAGGCCGAAGAGCAGGTGGCGGCATGAATCGAGCCGCCTTCATCGTCGTGCTGCTGGCGCTCGCCGCCGGGCTCGCCTGGTGGGCCACCGACCGCTACAACGCGGCGGTGGACCGTGCAGACCGCGCGGAAGACGCGGCGCGCAATCTGCGTGTGCAGCTCAAGAACGCCAAGGGCGCCACCGTCACCGTCACCCAATACGTGGATCGGGTGCAAACCATCCGCGAGAAAGGCGACACCATCATCAAAGAGGTAACCCGCTATGTCCCCGCTCAAGCTGACGCTGCCTGCGTTGTTCCTCTCGGCTTTGTGCGCCTGCACGACGCCGCAGCCGCCGGCGCAGTGCCAGATCCAGGTGCCGGCGATGCTGATGCGGCCCCCTCGGGCGTTGCACTCTCTGCCGTCGCCGGCACCGTCGCAGCCAACTACACCGGCAGCCACGCCAACAACGAGCAATTGAGCACGCTGCAGCAGGCGCTGCGCGACCAGGGCGTGACCGTCATCGGGGAGGAACGCGCGCCATGATGAAGGCGACCAGCCTGCGCGAAACGCTGACGGCGGCCGTGCCCTACCTGGCCGCCAAACCTGACGCGTTGCATGTCTTCGTGGACGAGGGCCGCGTGGTCGCCACCGGTGCGCGTTCGCTGGGGTTCGAGTATCAGTACACGCTCACGCTGATCGTCACCGATTACCCCCACGATGCCGACACGATCGTCGTGCCCGTCCTCGCTTGGCTGCGCACCAACCAGCCCGACGTGTTCTTCAACCCGGACAAGCGGCTAGACGCGTTCAAGTTCGAGGCCGAGATCCTGAATCACGAGACCGTCGACATCTCCATCAAGCTGCTGCTGTCTGAGCGCGTGACGGTCAAGGTGGACGGCAAGGGCTACCAGGTCGAGCACCACCCCGAGCCCATCAACGAAGACGACGATCCGACAAGCTGGAGGCCTGCGTGAACGGCTTCCACGAGCTGGAAGCCTATCTATCCGGCTTGTTGGCCAAGCTGGATGCACCACAGCGCCGGGTGCTGGCCCGGGCCGTGGCCATCGAGCTGCGCCGGCGGCAGTCGGCGCGCATTGCAGCCCAGCGCAACCCGGACGGCACGCCCTACGAGGCGCGCAAGCCACAGCTTCGACACAAGCGCGGCAGCATCCGCCGCGCGATGTTCACGCGCCTGCGCATGGCACGCTACATGCGCATCGAGACGGATCCAAACTCGGCAGTTATCAGCTTCGCCGGCACCGCGCTGCGCATTGCCACGGTCCACCAGTTCGGCCTGCGCGATCGCGTCAACAAGAACGGCCTGACTGCCAAATACCCGGCGCGTGAGCTGCTGGGCCTAGCCGACGGCGACATTGGACGTGTCACTGATTTGGTGCTCCAGCACGTCGCAATTTAGAGGGTTGAGCGTGGCTCGCACTCGGTTTGCAGCATCTCATTCAAAGATGTTGCGGGTGAACAGTTCATTGAACTGCTGTTCTGCAGCGAGTAGTTTTTGGCATATCTCCACCATGAGGTCGCGCCAATACAAGGACGAGAACGCAAACTCGTCGCCAAGGTTAGCAACCAGCTGGCGCTTGTAAGTATCGATATCTGGTGGTGGCATGTCAGGTTGGCGAGAGAACTGTGCTTGCACGTTGAGCAGGCCCATAACCGTCGCAAACATGAAGTACCGTTGCTGCAGAACTCCAAACGTCGCGCGCCGTGGCTCATCCAAAGCCGCAACATGTTTGTCGCGATGGCCGTTGAACATCTCGACGTATTGATAGACGGCATCGGCGACACCACTCACGACCGGACAGAAATGGAGCTTCCACCAGATCGGAAAGTACCTCGCCTGCAACTCTCCATACGTGAGGCCGATGATGTTGGTGTTCGACAAGTACTGTTGCGCTCCTGATTGCAGGCCGGCCTTCGTGACGAGGTAGCCAACATTTGCGCCCGTCTCTTGCATGACAAATGCGAAGCTATGCACAACGGACTGCTCGACCGGCCTGCCCCAGTTCTTGCACTCGACGACGTACGTGATCTTGTCCACAGTCCGTTCATCGATGGCATACACGTCGACTTCCACTGAGCCGCGCGGCGTGGGAACCACAACTTCGGCTTCTGCGTTCAGGCCAATTTCGGTCAACAGCCGGCACACCCCATCTTGCAGGGCACTCCAGCTAAGAGGTGCTGGGTTTTCGATCATTCGCAGATACCTCGTTGTGGTGGCAAGAACGCAACTCTACATTCTTGGCTCGGCATTGTTGTAGGGCGCAGCGCCACAACATCCCCAGCGTGACCAGCTCGCGCGCGCACGGCACTCTGCGGACAGGGATAACGCAGAAATCGCCCGCCTCATCGAAAACCTGATCCGCATCGGCACGGTGGCCGAGGTGCGCCACGGTTCGCCGCCAGCTGTTCGTATCGCCACAGGCGGCATCACCACAGACTGGTTGCCATGGTGCGAGCAGCGCGCCGGTGGCACACGCACGTGGAACCCGCCCACCAAGGGAGAACAGGTGGTCATAGCGTGCCCGAGCGGCGACCCTTCCAACGGCATCGTCCTGCGCTCCATTCCATCGGCCGCCAACGACGTGCCCAGCCACCAGCCTAACGAAACCGTGACGCTCTACCCTGACGGCGCACAGGTGAAGTACGACCACAGCGCAGGCCTGCTCACCGTCAAAGGCGTCAGGACCGTGCTGCTGGAGGCCGTCACCAGTGTGCTGGTGAAGTGCCCCGACACCACGTTCGACGGCAACGTGACCGTCAAGGGCCTGCTGTCCTTCATGAACGGCCTGGCCGGCCAGGGCGGCGAGAACGGCAACGTCATCAAGGGCAACGTGACCCACCAGGACGGCAAGCTGTCATCCAACGGCGTCGTGCTCGACAGCCACAACCACGGTGGCGTGCAGCGCGGCGGCAGCGATACGGATGGCCCGAAATGATCGGCATGAACACCGCCACCGGCCGCGCCATCACCGACCTAGGCCACATCTGGCAATCGGTGCGCGACATCCTCACCACGCCCATCGGCTCGCGCGTGATGCGCCGCGAGTACGGCTCCCTGATCCCCGAGCTGATCGACCAGCCGATGAACCCGGTCACGCAACTGCGATTGATGTCTGCCTCTGTTTCGGCGCTGGTGCGCTGGGAGCCGCGGATCCGCATTTCGTCGGTGCGCTTCTCGGTCGCCACCGATGGCGGCGCCGTTCTTGACATTGAGGGCGACCGCATCGACGGGCCGCGCCTTGAAGCGCTCGACACCTTGAGCGTTCCCCTTCGGAGCCAGTAAGCATGGCCGTCATGATTGACCTTTCCAAGCTGCCGACGCCCGACGTGGTGGAGGTGCTGGACTTCGAGACCATCCTGGCCGCGCGCAAGGCTGGTCTGATCGCCCGCTTTCCTGCAGAGCAGCAGGCCGAGGTGGCCGCCGTGCTGGCGCTCGAATCGGAGCCGCTTGTCAAAGACCTGCAAGAGAACGCCTACCGCGAGATGCTGCTGCGTCAGCGCATCAACGAAGCGGCCGTCTCTGGGATGCTGGCCTATGCCAAAGGCAGCGACTTGGACCACGTTGCGGCCTTGTTCCAGATTGAGCGCCTGGTGGTCAAGCCCGCCAACCCGGCCACAGGAGAGCCGGCCGTCATGGAATCCGACGCGGACCTGCGCATGCGCGTACAGCTCGCACCGCAGTCGTTCTCTGTGGCAGGCCCGGAGGGCGCCTACCGCTCGCACGCGCGCAATGCTGATGGCCGCGTGCTGGACGCGTCAGCCACCAGCCCCCGGCCATGTGAAGTCCTGGTGACGGTGTTGTCGCGCCTTGGCGATGGGACCGCGCCGCAGGACTTGATCGACAAGGTGGCGGCCAGCCTGCGCGCCGATGACGTGCGGCCGCTCACTGACCTGGTGACCGTGCGCTCCGCTTCGATCCTCCCCTATCAGGTGGTCGCCATCATTTACACCTTCCCGGGCCCGGATTCCAGTGTGGTGCTGGAGCTGGCGCGTAGGCGTCTGGCCGCCTACGTGGAGGAATGCCATAGGCTGGGCCGGGAGGTTGCCGTGTCGGGGCTGCACGCGGCGTTGCATGTTGACGGCGTGGAGCGTGTCGAGCTGCGCTCGCCTATTGCCAACATCGTGGCCGACCTGACCCTGGCGCCGTACTGCACTGTGATGGACGTGCAACATGGAGGCATCCGTGGCTAACCTGCTGCCGCCCAACGCGACGAAGCTGGAGCGCAATCTGGCGGAAGTGAATGGCGCCATCAGCGACCTGCCTGTACCGCTGCGCGCGCTGATCGACCCCGACAAGGTTCCTGCCCGCCTACTTCCGTGGCTGGCCTGGCACCTCGGCATCGACACGTGGAAAGACTATTGGCCCGAGCAGATCAAGCGCGCCCGGGTGAAGGCCGCCATCCCGATCGCTCGGAAGAAGGGCACGGCCGCCGCCGTGCGGGAAGTTGTCGCCTCGTTCGGCGGAAACATCGCCTTGCGTGAGTGGTGGCAGATGGAGCCGCCCGGCCCGCCCGGCACCTTCGACCTGGTGATGACAGTCACAGAGCGCGACGACATCCCATCCACGGCGGAATTTGTGGCCGACATCGTGGCCGAGATCGACCGCACCAAGCCCGTGCGCGCGCACTACACCTTCACCCAGGGATACAACCGACGGGGCGGCCTCGGCGTAGCCGCCGCGATTCGTCCTGCCCTCTTTGTTCGCCTTTCACTCACGGATGCATGACATGGCTGGAGCCACCCTCAACATCACCGACGCTGGCCGCGCCGCGCTCATCAACGGCGACCACACTGGCACCGCCGCACGCAAAGTTGTGCTGGTCGGCGTTGCTAACGCCCCCTTTGACTTCAACCCGGGCATGCAGGCCATGCCGAACGAGCTAAAGCGCATCGGCACCATCTCTGGCGAGAACATCGCCCCAGACACCGTGCACGTCACGATCCGCGATGACGGCCCGGACCAGTTCAAGCTCTACGGCTTCGGTCTGTACCTGGACAACGGCGTGCTGTTGGGCACGTACTGCCAGGCGACGCCGATCATGGAGAAGTCGCCGGTGTCCATCCTGTTGGTGGCCGTCGACGTGGTGTTCAAGACGCTGGACGTGACCGCGCTGGCCTTCGGCAACGCCAACTTCACGAACCCGCCCGCGACCACCGAGCGCCAGGGCGTGGTCGAGCTGGCCACCAACCAAGAGACGATTGACGGCACCGACGCCCAGCGCGCCGTCACGCCGGCGGGCCTGACCGCCCGCACGTCGACCGAAAGCCGCACCGGCCTCGTGCAACTCGCCACCGACGCGGAAGTGCTGGCAGGAAAAGACGACGGAAAAGCCGTCACCTCCAAGAAGCTGGCGGTGCAGCTCGCCAAGAAAGCCGAGGTGGCCGGGACAAAGACGCAGGTTTTTTCCGTAGCAAGTGCTACAGCAGTCGAGCACGCGGTACCGCTGGGACAGGCCGATGAGCGCTTCGCCACGCCGGCATCCGTGAAGGCGGCCCAGGACACGGCAAATGCTGCAAAGGCGACGGCCGACGCTGCCCTACCCAAAAGTGGTGGAGACATGACCGGCCCCATCAATCTCAAGGGGCCGGCGGTGGAGCTGCAGTTCACCGATACCAGCGAACCGGTCACCTTTGGGCGCTTTCGTATGGTGTCGTCCGGTCGGAACTTTGTGCTCGATCGCAACTCCGCAGCCGCAGGTGACTTTTCCTCCTTCGTGCGCGTGCTGCAGATTGACACCAATGGCAATGCAGCGATGCCCGGCACCATCAAAGGGGCCGCGCTCAGGACGCAGACGAACGTCAACCTCCCGACCTACAACAGCGACGGCAAGGGCTTCGTGGAATTCGGCGGAGATACGGTCATCTGGCGCATGTTCGCGATTGGGGCGAGCGGCAACTTCGTGCTCAATGGCTACAACGTCGACGGCAGCAACAGGCACCAGCCCTTCATGATCGAGTACACGACCGGGCGATTCGTGCTTCCTGTGCGCCCGCTGTTCGACGGTGCTACACCTTATGACACCAAGAACCTGGTCAACCCGCTGACGGCCGAAGGCGGCGTACTCAGCGCCAACAAGGGCTTCACCTTCGGCGTCGGCTACGGGCGTTCCGCGTTGGTGGTTTCGTCGAACGGTACCGACTCCATCGGTGGTGCGTTTGCCGACTGGAACGGCACGCGCACGCCGGCCCTGCAAGTCGACACGCCGAGCAACGTCGGCGCCTACATGGGCATCCGGTGGACGCAATGGGGACAACGCCACCTCGCAGCAATCGACTGCTACGCAGGCGGCAGCAACGCGTCGGTGCCATACATCGCCATGCATGTCGGCGGCAAAGCCGTTGCCTTCACGTTTGACGCCAACGGCGACCTTGGGGTGAATCGCAACATCACCCTCGGCCAGGACATCAACACCTCCGTGGGTGCAAAGTTCTCCCAGAACGGCAACATCTACATGCAATGGGCGGGCATGTGGTTGTCGGACTACCTGGGCAGCCGCGCCACGAAGGGCGGAACCTGTCAGACCGCCGGCCTCACAGAGTTCGGTGCCATCAACATTTCCGCCGGTGGCAACCAGACGTACGACTTGCCTGCGCCGTACGTGATGTGTGGCCTTCGGAACATCGGCAACACAACCATCATCTATCTGCGCGGCTGCTACCTCTACCCGGTGTAACAACATGCTCACCCATGACCAACTCGCCTTCTGCATCCTGCAGGAATATCCGAACCTCATTCACGGCGCGCACTTTCTGGTGGGCCACGACTTGAGCCCCGAGACTGGCGAACAGATCGAACCCGCACGCATCGTGCGGTGGAGCGCCACCGAAGCGCAGCCGACTGATGAAGAGTTGCAGACACTGGTGCGCAAGCATGGCAAGGCCGCTCGCGCCTTCCTGGCCGGACGAGATGCTCGCATCGAGCGCGACAAGCGCCTCAAGGTGGCCGATACGCTGGTCTACAAGGCGATGGACACCGGCGACATGGAGCGCATGCGCCTAGCCGGTCAGTATCGGCAGGCGCTGCGTGACGTGACCGCGCTTGCCGGCTTTCCGCTCGACTTCGCGTGGCCCGACGTGCCCGCCGCCCTCCAGGATTCTCTACCTGCGACGGCCTGACCAGATGGCGCAGCGACAGACTGCTGCGCTGCTGTTGTAGCAGCTCGCACCACAACAAAGCGCGCGGGACTTCCTCGCGCGCGCGCCGCATCCTTGCCGGGTCAGATCCATCGTCGGACCAACCCCGGAGGAATGCATGCCCACCGACTACCACCATGGCGTACGCGTCGTTGAAATCAACGAAGGCACACGCCCTATTCGCACCATCGAGACCGCTGTGGTCGGCGTCGTATGTACGGCCGATGACGCGGATGTCGCCACCTTCCCGCTGGACAAACCGGTCCTGCTGACCAACATACAGGGCGCTGTCGGCAAAGCCGGCACCAAGGGCACGCTGGCGCGCACGCTGCAGGCCATTGCCGACCAAACGAGCCCATTCACCGTCGTCGTGCGCGTGGCAGAAGGCAAGGCCGAGGGCGAGACCAACAGCAACATCATCGGCACCACTACAGCCGACGGCCGCTTCACCGGCATGAAAGCGCTGCTGGCCGCGCGCAACCAACTCGGCGTGACGCCCCGCATCCTCGCGGTACCGGGCCTAGACACGCTGCCCGTTGCGACCGAGCTGGTCACCATCGCGCAGAAGCTGCGCGCCTTTGCCTACGTCAACGCCAACGGCTGCGCCACCAAAGAAGAAGCCACTACTTACCGCCAGAACTTCGCCGCGCGCGAGCTGATGGTGCTGTGGCCGGAGTTTGTCGGCTGGGACACGGCCGCCAATGCCGAGCGCACGCTGTGGGCCACGGCCCGCGCCGTGGGGCTGCGCGCCAAAATCGACTTCGACACCGGCTGGCACAAGACGCTGTCCAACGTGCCGGTCAACGGCGTGACGGGCCTGTCGCGCGACGTGTATTGGGACCTGCAGAACACGGCCACCGATGCCGACTATCTCAACTCCCACGAGGTGACGACGCTGATCCGGCAAGACGGCTTCCGCTTCTGGGGCTCGCGCACCTGCAGCTCGGACAAGCTCTTTGCTTTCGAGAACTACACCCGCACGGCGCAGGTGTTGGCAGACACCATGGCCGAGGCGCACATGTGGGCCATGGACAAGCCCATGACGCCGAGCCTGGTGCGCGACATCTTGGAAGGCGTCAACGCCAAGATGCGCGCGCTCAAGACCCACGGCTACATCCTCGGCGGCCAGGCCTGGTACGACGACACCGGCAACAGCAAGGACACGCTCAAGGACGGCAAGCTGTGGATCGACTACGACTACACGCCGGTACCGCCGCTGGAAGACCTGACCTTCCGCCAGCGCATCACCGACCGCTACCTGATGCAGTTTGCTGATGCCGTGAAGTCGGCATAAGCAGCGGCGCCACAACTGACCAAGGAATCAACATGGCACTCCCCCGCACCCTCAAGCACTTCAACGTATTCGTCGACGGCGTATCGCACGCTGGCGAAGTGGAAGAAATCGACCTGCCCAAACTCACGCGCAAGGTGGAGGAATACCGCGCCGGCGGCATGAATGGCCCGATCGAGGTCGACCTCGGTGGTGACAAGCTGGAGATGGAGACCACGTACGGCGGTCTCATGCGCGACATCCTCAAACAGTTCGGCACCACCACCGTAGACGGCGCCATGCTGCGCTTCGCCGGCGCGTACCAGGTGGAAGACACCGGCAGCGTTGACGCGGTGGAAATCGTCGTGCGTGGCCGTCACACCGAAATCGACTTCGGCAAAGCCAAGGCCGGCGCCAAGGACCCGTTCAAGGTCAAGTCTGCGCTCTCGTACTACAAGCTCACCGTCAACGGCGAAGAGTGGATCGAAATCGACCACGTGAACTTCATCGAGCGCGTGTTTGGCGTGGATCGCATCGCCGAGCAACGCAAGGCCATCGGCCTTTGATCGGGCCCCAATAGAAACGCGGCCCGCCTGGTGCGGGCCATCCGCCCCAACAGGGCAACCCTCCTTTCCTCTTCGCTCTCACTACCATGGACCAACTGACAGCCACCATCACCCTGGAAAACCCGATCAAGCGCGGCGACCAGATCATCAAAGTCATCACCGTGCGCAAGCCGGGCTCGGGCGAGCTGCGCGGCACCAGCTTGATGGACCTGATGCGCATGGACGTGACCGCGCTGCACACCGTGCTGCCGCGTATCACCGACCCGACGCTCACCGCTGCCGACGTGAGCAAGCTGGACCCCGCCGACCTGGTACAGCTCGCCAGCGAGGTGACCAATTTTTTGCTGACGAAGCGGGACAAGGACGGCGCCTTCCCGATCGAGTCGAAGACGCCGCAGCCGACGTCGCCGTGATCTTCGGTTTCCGTCTGGAGGAGCTGTACGCCATGGGCGTCATGGAGCTGATGGAGTGGCGCGAACGCGCCCGCGAACGTAGCGAGGCACAGGAATGAGTGACGCTCGCCGCCTGCGTCTGGAGGTGGTCCTGCAGGCAGTGGACCGGGCTACCCGCCCGTTTCGCAGCCTGCTGAACACCAACAACGAGCTGGCCCGTTCGATGAAGGCCACCCGCGACCAGATGAAGGCGCTGGAGCGTGCGCAGGGTCTGACCAACCAATTCGGCAAGCTGCGCTCAAACATCGGTGAGACCGCCACCGCTCTCAAGGCTGCCCGCGAGCGGGTGACCCGCCTGACGCAAGCCGTGCAGGCCGCCGACTCGCCCAGCGCACGGCTGGTGCAACAGTTCCGCCAGGCCTCGGCCGAGTCCGAGCGCCTCTCCAGCAAATACCAGGCGCAGCGCGCCCAGCTCGCGGCGGTTCGTCAGAGCCTGCAGGACGCCGGGCGCGGCTCCATGACCATGGCGCAGTACCAGGAACAGCTACGCACGGCCACCACGGCCGCCACGCGCGCCCTGGCAGACCAGGACGCCCGCCTCAAGGCCCACAACGCCCGGGCGCGCGCCCAGGCGGCCACGCAACAGACGGCAGACAAGATCCGCGCTCGCGCCGGCAACCTAGCCGCCGCCGGCGCCGGTGCAACTGTCGCCGGCATGGCGACCGGCGCTCCCATCTGGAAGGGCATCGGGGAATCCAAGCACTACGAGCTGGAGAAAGCGCGCATCGGCGCGCTGGGCTTGGGAGACGCTGCGACCAAGGAATCCATCGAGTTCGCCAAGCAGATGAAGGCGTACGGCGTCAGCCAGGTCGACAAGGCCGAGCTGATGCGCGACGCGTTGAGTGTGTTTGCTGACGCGCACCACGCCGAGATGGTGCTGCCCACCCTGGCGAAAATGAAGTTCGCCAACAAGGCCGTCTTCGGCCAGGCGCAGGGCGAGGACAACGAGCGCATGTTCCTGGACCTGCTGAAGGTGGTTGAGCTGCGTGGTGGCCTCTCCAGCCCGGAAGAGTTCAAGAAGCAATCCGACATGGTGCAGCGGGTCATTACCGCCACCGGTGGCCGCGTGCAGTCCGACCAGTGGCTGCAGGTCATCAAGCGCGGCGGCCTGGCCGCCAAGGGCATGGACAGCGAAGCGTTCTTCTATTCGCTGGAGCCGCTGGTGCAGGAAATGGGCGGCAACACGGTCGGCACCGCCATGATGAGCGCGTATCAGAACCTGTATCAGGGCAAGACCACCAAGCGGACGTTGGGCAACCTGGACAGGCTGGGCCTCATTGCTGATCGCAGCAAGGTCAAGGAAGACAAGGCCGGCCAGGTCTCGTTTATGGACCCCGGCGCGCTCAAAGGTGCGGACGTGTTCCGCAGAAGCCAGTTTGAGTGGATGGAGACGGTCCTGCTGCCTACGCTGGCGGAGAAAGGCATCACCGGCAAGGACCAGGTGTTGGACGCCATCGGCGGCATTTTCTCCAACCGCACGGCGTCGAACATGATGGCGCAGATGTACCTGCAGCGGGACCAGATTCACAAGAACATGCGCCTGAACAAGGGCGCAGACAGCATCGACCAGCTCGACGAGCGCGCAAAGGGGATGACGCAGGGCCAAGAGCTAGACGCCCTGGCCAAGGTGCATGACCTGCAGAAAGAGATCGGTGAAAAGGTCCTGCCGCTCTACGCAAGCGCCCTGGAGTGGGTCGCAAAGGCGGCCGATGGCGTCACCAAATTCATGCAAGAGAACCCAGGCCTGGCCAAGGCCATGGCGATCGGCATTGCTGCACTTGCGGCGGTTCTGCTGGTGCTGGGCCCGATCATGCTGGCGATTGCCTCCGTGCTGGGGCCCTACGCAATGCTGCACATCCTGATGGGCAAGATGGGCGTGTCGGGTGGCCTGCTGTCCGGCGTGCTGCAGGGCTTGGGGACTGCCTTCGCGTGGGTGATGCGATGTGTGGGCTTGCTGGGCCGCGCACTGCTGATGAACCCCATCGGTTTGATTGTGACGGCCATTGCGGTGGCGGCTTACCTGATCTACGAGTATTGGGAGCCAATCAGCGGATTCTTTAAAGGCCTGTGGCAGCAGGTGAAAGCGGCGTTCAGCGGCGGCATCGATGGCGTAGCCACCCTGCTGATTAACTGGTCGCCCTTGGGCCTCTTCTATTCCGCGTTCGCTGCGGTGATGAACTGGTTCGGGTTCGAGATGCCGACCAAGTTCACCGAGTTCGGGGCCAACATCGTGCAGGGCCTGGCGAACGGCATCAAGGGCGCCATCGGCTGGGTGACCGATGCTGTGGGCAGCATTGCCGACCGTGCCATCAGCCTCTTCAAGGAAAAGCTGGGCATTCACAGCCCAAGCCGCGTTTTCGCGGTGCTGGGTGGCTTCACCATGGCCGGCCTGCAGGAAGGCCTCACGGATGGCGAGGGCGGCCCCCTGGGCGCTGTGCAGCGCATGGCGACCAAGATTGCCGGCGTTGGCGCCGGCATTGCGATCGGCAGCGCGCCGGCACTCGCAGCGCCGTTGTCGTTTGACACGCGGCCGGCGCTCACCATGGGCGCCGGCGGCGGCACCGCGGCGCCTGCAGCACAGGCGCCCATCACCATCAATATCTACCCGGCTGCAGGCGCAGATCCGCAGGCGATCGCGCGCGCGGTGCAGGACGAGCTGCGCAAGATCGAGAACCAGAACGCGGCGCGTGCGCGCTCGCGCCTCACCGATAGGGACTGACCATGATGATGGCGTTGGGGCTGTTCGTGTTCAGCCTGGACACGGCCCCGTATTCCGAGTTTCAACGCCAGGTGGGCTATCGCCACCCAGGCAACAACCGCGTCGGCCGCAGGCCATCGCACCAATACACCGGCCCGGACGACGAGACCATCACGCTGTCGGGCAAGCTGCTGCCAGAAGTGTCCGGCGGTGACCTGACGCTCGCCGTGCTGGAGCTGATGGCCGACACCGGCGACTCGTACACCCTGATCGAGGGCACCGGCCGCTACTACGGTCAATTCGTCGTGGACAGCATCGACACCAAGAAGTCTTTCTTCTTCCGAGACGGCAAGGCGCGCATGTGCGACTTCACCATCAAGCTCACCCGCGTGGATGACGGGCTGCTGTCGAAAGTGCTTTCCACCGTTTCCAAGGTGCTGCTGTGATCGAGGAAATGCTCACGGGCGGCCGGGAGCCGCGCCCCATCTACACGCTGAAGGTCGGCAACAAAGACATCACCGATCGCTTCAAGGGGCGCTTGATCGAGCTGACACTGACCGACAACTGCGGCTTCGAGGCGGACCAGCTCGACATCGAGCTAGACGACAGCGACGGCATGTTGGACTTGCCCGAGAAAGGGGTACGCCTTTCACTCTCTCTGGGCTGGGCGCAAAGCGGCGTGGTGGACAAGGGCACGTACAAGGTTGACGAGCTGGAGCACAACGGCCCGCCCGATCGGCTCACCATCCGGGCGCGCAGCGCCGAGATGGACGGCGGCCTCACCACGCGCCGTGAAAACTCCTACGCGGGCAAGACCTTGAGTGACGTGGTGCAGGCGATCGCCCTGCGCAACCAGTTCACATGGATGGTGGGCAAGCAGCTCGCCAACCAGGTGATTGCGCACGTCGACCAGACGGGCGAGTCTGACGCGAATTTTCTGTCGCGCCTGGCGAAGGAGTTCGACGCGATTGCCACGGTCAAGAACGGCACCCTGCTGTTCATCCCCGCCGGCGAGCCGACCAGCGGATCTGGCCTCGCGCTGCCCAAGGTTGAAATCACTCGAGCATCGGGTGATACGCACACCTTTAGCATTGCCGACCGCGAGAACTACAACGGCGTGAAGGCCTACTACCAGGACACGCGCGCCGGCCAGCGTGGCGAAGTGGTGATCGACGCTTCCAACGCCACCAAGGTCAAGCAGGAACCTGACTCCGGCAAGGGCAAGAAGAAAAAGCCGGAGACGGTGGTGCCGCAGCCCAACCCAGACAACGTGAAGGTACTGCGGCACACGTACGCGTCGAAGGCCAACGCAGAACGTGCAGCGCGCGGCGAGTGGCGCAAGATTCAACGCGGCGTAGCCAGTTTCACCATCACGCTGGCGCGCGGCCGTGCCGAGCTGTTTCCATCCCTCCACGCCCAGGTGCGCGGCTGGAAGCCGCAGATCGACAACACTGCCTGGTCGGTGGGCAGAGTCATCCATCGGCTGAATAGCAGCGGCTTCACGACCACGCTGGAGCTGGAGATCAAGCCGGAGAAGCTCGAATAGGCTTCTACAACGCAGCGGGAAATATCCAACAGTGCTGGTCCCGCCGCTCAGTTAGACTTGTGGTGTCAAAAGATCACAAGTGGGGCGGTCATGGTGTTCGCGGTGCCCAATTTCAGTCGCAAGGGAATCAATCGTGCTGGTACGGTGCTAATTGACGACACTGTTCCTCGCGATGCCTTTGACGATGCGTTGACGCTATTGAACCACTGGCGGGCGTGTCATGCTTACCCTGTGAACACCTTTCAAGCGACGCTCCGTGCGCGGTTGAAGAAGATATGTCCAGATGCCTTGGTCGCCCAGCGCCTGAAGCGGGTGCCGTCTATTCTGACGAAGCTTGAACGCAATCCGGGCATGCAGCTCTCACGCATGCAAGATATCGGCGGCTTGCGCGCGGTTGTAACTACCCCCCAACAGGTCGCTACTCTGCGGCAGCTTTACACGTCTGACGGATTGACTCACGAATTAGTCAAGGTTGATGACTACATCGCAGAGCCCAAAGATTCCGGCTATCGATGCCTTCACCTTATCTATCGATACAAAAACCCAGGCGCCCCAGAGTACGACGGGTTGCTGCTGGAGCTGCAGTTTCGGACGCGTCTTCAACATGCTTGGGCCACAGCAGTCGAAACCATCGGGACTTTCATCAATCACGCGCTCAAGGCAAGCGAAGGACCTGATGAGTGGCTGCAATTTTTCCGCACGGCAAGTGCTGCGTTCGCGCACACTGAAAAGCTACCGCTGCCAGTAGAGTTTGCCGGCATGGCAACGAAGGAAATTCTGTCTCTGTGCGTGGCCCAAGCAGACGCGCTTGGCGTCGCTGATCGACTTTCAACCTTTGCGATCGTCGCCAACAAAATCACGTCTGATACATCGGGCGGAAGCTATCACCTCGTCACCCTGGATTCGGACCAGCGGACCGTTACCATTGAGTCGTTTGGCCGAAACAGGCTGGACGATGCAAACGAAGCGTACGCACGCGGAGAGAAGGCGGCTCTGGAAGCGAAGAGCCGCCAGATTGTGCTGGTTAAAACGGACTCGATCGAATCTCTGCGCCGGGCGTACCCCAACTATTTTTTGGATACCCGTGAGTTCCTGCACGCTCTTAGTCGGGTGCGGAAGGCCGTGGCAGACGCTGGCCCGTAGGCTGCTGGCAGATCCGATCGACCCAACTAAAGCGGCCTGGAGGCCTGCAGGAATCCGCAGATCGCCCAAACGAGCTGGCGTTGTCCATCCTAAATTCGGAGTCCCTTCTTCCACGCATTGATTCGGCTTGGCAAATCAGCGTTCACTCGCTCCAACACTGGGGCAATACGCTTGCACACCAAGTATGGCTGATGGAATTTCACCCCGACGATGAGAAAGACCACCAGGGATGTGAAATACACGAGCGCGCAGATGGCGGTTTCCGTCGGAATGCTCTTTCCCCCCATTACCAGCACGAACCAGAACAACACAGAACTCAGCAATAAGAATCCAAGCGAGACCCACATCAACCACGGCACGGGTATAAAGCGCCCGACGCGGAGGGTGAACTGGCCTTGATCAAAGACCAACTCATCGCGCCAAACCTTTGAGACCTGCCGAGGTGTCACTTCCTCTTCGAGCAATCTGCAGATAGCGACCATGGCGGGGCCGGACGCATCGATGCCCGTGAGCCGCCGAAACGACGCCAATTGCATCACTACCGTAGGGCCTTCACCTGGAGCGTTGTAATTGCCCTGGAAGATGATCCCAACGTCTTCAGCTGTTACGTGGCGGATCTTCTCAGCCTCTGTGTTCCTCTCCTCGCCTTCCGTCATGACGGCCTCCTCTTGCCCGCCTCGCGGGTCGATTCCCACACCGCGTTGGCGCTGCCGTCAGCGGTGGAGCATCGGTACACCACGTTGTCGCTCATGCGGGCGACGCCTCCGAGGGAGTACGCCTTGCCGTCGTGATGGCAAACGCTACCGGCAGTGTTGCCCTGCAATGCCACGTCGGGGGCAGCGTTGGGCGTCAGTGCGGCATAGCCGGCCACACCAACTCCGGCCAGTGCAATTGCACCGACAACGGAAAGCGCCCGTCGCACGCGCGTGAGCTGCTGCGCTACGGCCGTGCAGCCGATGCATGGAGTATTTGTGTGCAAGGGGTGCTCCGCTGATTGCTTACTGCCATCGTTCACCGACTCACCCCGTGATTCCGCGACCCACCGTTCCAGCATCGCGACGACGGCTTTGTACTGATCACGCGGAAGGTGCCGGATCTCTTCGATGCCGAATTCGGTCAGCACTTGGCGATAGACATCCAGCTTGCTTTCGCCGGACGCGGCCATGACCTCGTCCACCTTGGCCGAGATCTGCCTACGCTGCAGGTCGGTGATGTTCTTTGCCGGCTCCGCCGCCTGTTCAGCCTTACCGTTGTTGATCGTGATGACGTTGTTGAGCTGGTTATTGGCCGTGGCGCCATCGTGTGTGGCGTTGCCTGCGACCACCTGCCCAGCGTCCCCCTGGATCGCTGTACTTCTGTGTTGCATTGCTGAAGCTCTCTTTGTTGTTTGCCCTGTGGCCGGGCACTTGAAACCTCCTGCAAGAACGCTCCCCAAAACGGGGGCCGCCGTGTGTGCTTTATATTCGCGGGCCCCACTGTCTGCATCTGGCGACGGTTGATCCGACGCTCTATGTGTTCTCGCTTGACGCGACTACATCCTGTTCTTCGTCGGGCAACTCCCCAGTTTCAAGCAGCACTAGAAGTTGCCCCACGTTGACGATGTACGACCCTTGCACGCGTGATTTTCGGATCTTGCTAGGGCCGGCGTTTGGGCCGGCGCACAGGAAATGCAGCCCCTGTGTCACCGTCTTACAAACGTGTAGGCCTGCCTCGGAGGCCTGCTGTTCCAGATCTGCACGTTGTGCGGCTGGAAACCCGGTGAAGAGAATCTCTAGGCGATCGCTCGCGCGCTGTGGCGTGGTGCCCTTGCTTGCAGCGCGCACAGGCGGTGGCCCGCTAGGCTTCGGGTCCTGCAGCAGACTGTCGCCCCCGTACAGGTACTGGACGACACGATCCTTCCGGAACGTGCGAAATGCGTGCGCACGCACACATGTGCCTTCGATGTAGTGCCCCACCTCTTCCCAGTTCGTGAGCGAGTACTCCTTCTGCTCGCCCTTCTGGTTTCGATAGACAAACTCTAAGGTTTGCATCAACTCCCCCATTTCATCAGCCCACCTGCGTGGTTGACAAACGGACTGCATGCCTGCTCCCCTGCGGCTGCAGCTCTCATCAGGTCCGCTTTTTACGGCCCTTGCTCATGTCGATGCTTACGGCACCAGTTTGGTTGCCTTCAAAGTACTGCCCCACATCGCCACCCACCCGTATCGAAGAACCGGAAGCCGGCTGTTGGAGCCCGGTGAGTGCGCCAATTGCGGCGAGCTTGCCGCGCGCATCCAATGCGCGATAAGCAGCTAGAAGAGCTTGCTCATCGGGTGCAATCGCTTTGCTGGATCGTTCGCCCGTGAGCACATATTGCACGTCAATCCCGTGCGCTGCGACGGCGGCCAGGTACCCGGCGTCCGGGCTCCGCAAATCCGCTTCGTAGTTACCTTGGGCGTTCTTCTGCACTCCCCCTGCTGCCGCAAGGTCCGTTTGGTTTAGGCCGAGACGCTTGCGTTCTTCCTTAAGTCGATCACCGACGGTACTCATTCGAGTGCCTTTTTTCTTGACATGCACTCAAACGAGTGCATAATGCTTGTGAATCCAGTTGACCCACAAAGCTTATCACCATGACCTATGCCGACGCCGCCCCACGAAAGCGGTGTCCGAACGGGGTTCGTTCGGACAAGCGCCTGCAGGTGAGCCTCGCGCCAGATGAGCTGGCTGACTTGAAGGCTCGCGCGCGGGAAGAAGGCCGCTCCGACTCCAATATGGCCCGGGTGCTGCTCGTTCGGGCCATGGCTGCTGACCAGCAGGAGCTTAGTGGTGGGGCCACGCAACGTCACACAACTTCCATTGCGGAGGATTGAGCCATGCGTCCACCCCAACTCATTGAGCACGCGCTACGCCGCGCGCTCTCCGGCCCAAAGCGCCAGGAAGTCGCCCAGGCCGTTGGCTGGGACAACTCGGCCATGAGCCGCTTCCTCAACGGCGACCAGGGCATCACCATCGACAAGCTGGACACCCTCGTCCGCACGGTGGGCTACATCCTGGTCACCTGCAAGTATTTGGATGCCGTCGCCACCCTTGGTGAAGTCGGTATGTCGTGTGAATGCGCCCGGCAAGGCCTGGGCGAATGCGGGAGGCCCCAGCAATGAAGATCACGTGTCACCACTGCGGCGGTCGTTCGCACATCCGCACCAGCCGATCGATGGGCTTGCTGTCGCGTGAGCTTTACGTCCAGTGCACCAACGTGGAGTGCGCCTACACCGGCGTGTACATCCTCTCCGCGGCGCGCACGATCGCGCCCAGCATGAAGCCGAACCCTCAGGCCTTTGTGCCGGCCGGCCGCACGCGCCTTCTGCCTGAAAACCCGCGCCAGCTTGATCTGCTGACCGGCTAAACGGCCTAGCCCTCTCTCCCCTACCCCCTGCATCTGCATTCGCGCCTTTCGAGGTGCGGGGGATTCTTTTTGCCCAAAAAAAGGAGTCTCGCTCGTGAAGTCCTTCCTCGTATGCATCGCCGCCGGCGGACGGCGGCTGTCGGTACACACCATCGCGGCATCCAGCGTCGATGCCCTCATGCACGTGCTGGGCTCTCTCGAAGCGCTGGGTGTGCCCGCGAGCGGCGGGTCAGCTCGACCGGTCAGGAGCGGCGCATGACTACCGCCGGTTTGCTCGTCGGAGTCCTCTCACTCTCCGGGATGGCCGTTGCAATCGGCCTTCTCTTCGCATGGCGCGTCAAGAACGATCCAGCAACGACCAGCGCGGCGACCGGTGCCGATTCCGATGCATGCCTGCACCGCGCTCTCTACTGGCTTGCATCCACGTGCCTGTGCATCGGCGTGGGCACTGTGGGCTATCTGGTCTACCGATTCGACATGGGAGCCGCCTGATGCTCGCACTCGTCAACCTCTGGATGTTGCTGACCGCGTTCGTTTCGGTGGCGCTGTTGAACTACAGCACCCGCACCCACCGTTGGGGCGCGCTGGTAGGTCTGCTGGGCCAGCCTGCCTGGTTGTACCTGACGCATGTCACCGGCGAGCCCGGCATGTTCACCGCGTCGATCTTCTTCGCCCTGTGCTACGGCCACGGCGCGTGGCGGGGCTTCCTGTCGCGGAGCCGCCGCAATGGGTAAGCCGGCAATCACCGAAGCGGACATCCGTTGGATGCACGGCTTTCTCCATCTGACCACTCCGTACGACGCCATGCCGCCGCAATTGCGCACGGCCGTCGTTGCGGCTGCCGCCGCGCTGGCACCACGCCTGCGCCGGCGCGCCAGCCAACCCGCCGTCGACCTCAAGCGCCGCGCCGCCGGCGACTTTGAAGACTGACCGCCGCAAATCCCGTTCCAATCACTTCGTACCGTATTCATGAACCCAACGCTTCGCTCCGACATCGTCAGCCGCTTGTTACGCGACTACGGCTTCAAAGAGCGCACCACAGCAGCCGGTGACAAGCTGGAAGCGGGAACCTGCCCCTCCTGCGGCAAGCGCACGCTTTGGACGTTTGCCGAGACCCCTTGGGTTGTCCGCTGCAACCGTCTGAACCACTGCGCCGCCGAATACCACGTCAAAGAGCTGTACGCGGATCTCTTCGCCTCCTGGAGCGACCGCTACGTCAAGACGCCCGAGGCCCCGCACGCGGCGGCAGATGCCTACCTGCGCGACGGTCGCGGCTTTGACCTGGCGCGCATTGCCGGCTGGTATGTCCAAGAGAGCTACTACAGCCACGAACTGAAGATTGGCAGCGCCACGGTGCGCTTCCCGCTGGCTGGCGGCGCCTTTTGGGAACGCATCATCGATCAGCCAGAGCGGTTTGGCGATCGCAAGGCGACCTTCAATGGTCAATACGGCGGCACCTGGTGGCAGCCGCCCACCCTTCCCACACATGCTGACGAGCTCTGGCTGGTGGAAGGTGTGTTTGATGCCATCGCGCTGCTGCACCACGACATCGCCGCCGTAGCGCTGATGTCATGCGTCAACTACCCCAACGTGGCGCTGGCCGCGCTGGCGGAGCAATGCGCCGCTGCCGGCCGCGCTCGGCCTCGCCTGGTGTGGGCGCTCGACAATGACCGCGCTGGCCGCAAGTACATGCGTAAGGGCATCGAGCGCGCCCGCGCAGAAGGCTGGGAAGCCACCGCCTCGCTGCCGCAACAAACCTCCAAGGCCAAGCTCGACTGGAACGACCTGCACCAGCGCAACCGGCTGGATAAGCAGCACCTGGACGACTACCGGCACCTGGGCGCCCTATTCACCGCCGCCAACCCTTCGGAGAAAGCCCGCCTCATCTATCACCGTGGTGGCGAGGCGCAGTTCCCGTTTGACCACGCCAACCGGCTGTACTGGTTCAAGCTGGAGCTCGACGCCTTCCAGCGGGAAACGTCGGCAGTGCGAGACGCCCAACCCGACATGCCGGACGACCAGGTGCGTGAGCAAGCCCTGCTGCGGGCCGGCGTGGTCTCCCCGATCGCCAATTGCCTGCCCACCGCGCTGTACTACCAGTCCAGCCCGCAGACGGATGAGAGCTGGTACTACTTCCGCGTGGCATTCCCGCACGACGCGGAGCCGATGAAGGCGACCTTCACGAGCGCGCAGATCGCCAGCAACAGCGAGTTCAAGAAGCGCCTGCTGGGTGTGGCGCCGGGCGCCATGTACACCGGCAGCGGCATTCAGTTGGATGGCTACCTGGCCAAACAACTGAGTCGCATTCCGACCGTCCAAACGATCGACTTCACCGGCTACAGCAAGGAGCACGGCACCTATGTCTACGGCGACGTCGCAATCAAGGCCGGGCGCATGTACCAGCTCAACGATGAGGATTTCTTCGACATCGGCAAGCTAGCCATCAAGACCATCAGCCAGTCCACAGCGCTGTCGCTTAACACCGACCTCAAAGGCAAGCGCGCGGAGTGGTTGCCGCTGTTGTGGCAGTCCTTCGGCGCCAAGGGCATGGTGGCGCTGGCGTTTTGGTTTGGCAGCCTGTTCGCGGAACAGATCCGCCACGCGCACAAGAGCTACCCCTTCCTGGAGCTGGTGGGCGAGCCCGGCGCCGGCAAGACGACGCTGATTGAATTCCTATGGAAACTGTGTGGCCGCCGTGACTATGAAGGCTTCGACCCGAGCAAGTCGTCGCTGGCCGCGCGAGCGCGCAACTTCGCTCAGGTGTCCAACCTGCCAGTGGTGCTTATTGAGGGTGACCGTGGCGAGGAAGGCGCCAAGCAACGCGGCTTCGATTGGGACGAGCTCAAGACCGCCTACAACGGCCGCAGCACGCGCGCACGGGGCGTGAAGAATGGCGGCAACGAGACGTATGAACCGCCCTTCCGCGCATCGATCGTCATCAGCCAGAACGCCGAGGTTTCAGCCAGCGATGCCGTGCTGCAGCGGATTGTGCACGTCTACTGCGACCGTTCCGCGCAAACCGTAGCCACGCGAGTCGCGGCAGAAGCGTTGGAGCGCATTGCAGTGGAAGACGTGTCGAGCTTCCTCTTCACAGCCGTGATGGCCGAAGCCCAGGTGATGGAGACGTTCGCACAGCGCGTGCCGGCTTACGAGCGTGAGCTGATGGCCCGGCCTGACGTGAAGAACATCCGCTTGGCAAAGAACCACGCGCAGGTGATGGCACTGGTGGATTGCCTCCGCCACGTGTTGCCCATCACGGACGAACAGCACACGGCCACCTTGGACGAGCTGGCCCGCATGGCCGCCGCCCGTCAGCAGGCCATCAGCGCCGACCACAAGCACGTGCAGCAGTTCTGGGAAGTGTTCGAGTACATCGAGTCAGCCGACGACGACCGCGCAATCCTCAACCACGCACGCGGCGACGGCCTCATCGCTATCAACCTGCAGCACATGGAGCAAGTCGCCGGCGAGCGCCGCATCGAGCTGCCGCCCATCGCGGATCTCAAGCGCGTGCTCAAGACCTCACGCCACCGCAAGTTTGTCGACATCCGCGCGGTCAACAGCGCGATCAATGCCCACCACAACCGCGAATACCTGCACGCGCCCAAGCGGCCGGAGACGGTCAAGTGCTGGGTATTCGAGTCAGGATCATCCAAGCAACTCAGCAACACGGGAAGAACCGCATGAAAGCCATCAACATCAAACAGGTTGCCGACAAGCTGTCGCTCGGCCAGTCAACGATCTACCGCATGGTTTCAAAGGGGGAGTTCCCGAAGCCGTTCTCACTCGGCGGTAACCGCACTGCCTGGCTGGAAGAAGATGTCGACGCGTGGCTCGCCGAGAAAGCCGGCAGAGACCTCTCGGTGCCCAGCCCTCCGGCAGAGGTCGAAGTAGCGTAAGAGGCACATCCAGAAGCGCTTTCTTGATTGTGGGTAGCCTTGTGGGTAGAGGGCAATCGGCAAATGGGGAGCCATAACTGGCGCGGCTTTCCGGGCAGCTTTTGGCGGCCCTTCTCTCCGCCAAGAATTCCCCAAGAAAAAGCCCTGGTCTTCCAGGGCTTTTTGCATTTCATCTACGGCGACCCGCCGCGCAGGCGGATCGAGCGTACCGCTGCCTAGCGGCAGTTCCTGTATCACAAGGGCGCTTCGTCACTTTGCCGATACACCAGAAGAAGCATCACGGCGCCATTTGCGGAGTAACGATACTGAAATTGCCGTCAAACGTATCCAGCATGCCAAACAGCGCAGCCACCGCTTTGGGATCGCCATCGATGCGGATGCTGCCGTTGCGCATCGCGTCCGGCAGGCTTAGTTGCTTCAGGCTGATGCGATCGAGGGTGGCCTTGTCCAGCGTGATCGACGCGGCGGGATTGGGGGACTCGGCGTCGCTCAAGTACGTCAGCGCGCTGTTACGCAGCGTCATGACATAGCGCTGCTGGAGGTCGGTGAAGTTCCAGTTGAGCGCCATGGTCTTGCCGGCTGCCTTGCTGCCATTGAGCCGCACCGCCATGTAATCGAAGAAGTTCGGCACCGTCAGCGCCCGCACGAGATCCGGTGCGCTCGCGCCGCTCGGGCGCGTCCGGTCAACACCGGAGCGCAGCTCCTGCGCACCGCTCAGGTAGATGTTGCGCCACGTGGCGTTCTCGCTCTGGTAGCCAAGCTGTTCGAGTGCGTCGGCCTGCAGGGCGCGTGCGGCGGCGTTGTCCAGATCGGCAAACACCAGTTCATTGCCGATCTGGGCCACCCAGCGGTATTCGCCACGGCTGTACGCCTCGCGCAGCTTGGCGAGCACGGCATCGGCGCCCCCCATCCACTCGATGGTCTTCCTGGCTGTCTGCACGGGCGGCAATGGGTT